CAACGTTAGACGAAGCACCAATTCGCCCAGTGGAGTGTAAAGACCCTCTTGTTGTTGAAGTTGGCGCTCTGGCCACCGCCTCTTTCATCGCCGGCCCTTGCACTAACCACTATAAGCTGATCTCAAATACCATTCTGGAACAACTTATGTTCTATTACGGACCACACGTCAGCGATCTGAAAACATCTGTCGGCTTCGAGCGCAACTATGGCCCATTCAGGGTGTTTGATACAACACCTGAAGAGACCATTCCATGGCTGCTGGAATCACAACTGACAGGCGTCTCCGCGATGGCGTCAAACATTACAATCAAACCAACAAAGCAACCACCCTTTACTCTACGGGTGCCTTTGCCGATCATGTTCAAGAACAACTTTGGACAACTAGCACTATACGAAGATGTACCAGAATTTCATCTTTATCTCACCAACCAAGACGACGTCAGTCGCTTTACGTGGGATTACTTCTCAAAATGGCGCGGCCGTCGCATCCATTCCTTAAACGACGGTGGCACTATGGACTATGCATTGATCGACCTGGCGGTTCAAACTAAAACCGCGGGCGGCATGCAAACGGAAGCCACTGATCTATCGGGCGCCGGCATTTGCTGGCTGACCGATGAAGCTGAGAAGAAAGTACAACCTTATGATGGTAACATCATAGAGGAGTACATTCTACCCGGCGATACAGGCCTCATCACCGAGTCCATTAACATGACAGCCTATTATGCACGTTTCGGTTCAACCGAGCTGCTACCAGCGTTTTCAGAGTTCCTGGAATTACCCATGGGCTGGTTCATCCACCCAGCCGAGCGCGTGGTTGATTTCATCTGCTCTGTAAAGGGACTCACTCTGCAAGAGCGAGTCATCTTCACCCCGGTCATCGCATTGTGTCACAACTGTGCCCGCTATACGCGCATAACAAAGCAGGAAGAGCCAATAGACAAGATGCGATACGTCAAAGCCCTGCTATTTCCAAAGGCAACATGATCCTACTACTCAAAGTACAACATCGACGTTTGGCGGTACCTGCTCCTCTTGGGGCGGCCGCCTACGCCGTGACTGAAACCAACACAACGGTAACCATCCTATTCGCCATGCTGCGCAAAGGAGATTCGGGACTGGACACTTATAATCGTGTCACTCACGATTTTTCAGCATACGGATGGCTTCCCGTAGCTGCCCGTCCTGAACATCAATTCGCCTCCGCCTTCGGCCCTGATGATTTCGTATCTTACGACTTCGTCCTCGATGGCGAAAACAACTGGACACCAGCTAATGCGAACGTCACCGCATTTCTGGAGGCGATGCA